ATATCTTTAGTACGCTCACGCATGATATTCATGTTTTTTTCAGTAAGCTCGGCGCCAATTCTTCCTGTTTCTGCGCGTGTTTTATCTACTTCGGCTAAGTTTTTACCGATAGCTAACGCAGATTTACCAAAACCAGCACGCATCAAATTCTGTTGCGCTTCTTGTGGTGTTGCTGAATTTTTATACGCCTCTTGCTCTGCTAAAGCGTTCTGAATTTCCATGTTAGCTGCTTGATTTTGCAAGCGCTGAGTTGTCAGGGCGTTGACCTGACTCATACCCTTCATGGCGCTACTAGCCGCTTCAGCGGGGATATTGGTGTTTAGTAAGTTAAAGTCAAGAGCCATGATTTATCCTATTAATCGTATGACATAGTGTCAAAATAGCTATTATCAAAGCTTGAATTTGACCCATAATCAGGGCCGCTATAAGTAGCTCCACCGTTGCCGCCTCTGTTGTTCCACATATTGTATACGCCACCAAGCAATTGCCCTGCTGCGGTGCCATAACCTTGATATGAACTTGCTCTAGCATTAGCCCCAGCCATCATAGCGTTGCCTTGCGCTGTGCCTGTAGCAGAAGCTAAATTAGCTGCGTTGGCTCCATAAGTTTGCGCTGCGCCTGAAAGCTGATTAGTAGCCGTCTGACCTACACCAGCAAGGCTTGCGGCGCGGTTATACCCTACGTTAGCTTGATTAACGCTTGCATCATAGCTTTTAAGATAACGATTAAACGCGTTCTGATACTCTTGTGATCCTTGGGCTTGACCGTAGTCTTGGCCTGCTTTGAGAGCGTTACCAGAAATTAAACCACCACGGGCAGCCGCAGTAGCGTTCATAGCGTTTAAACCTTGCTGTAAACGAAATTGAGTGCCTGGGTCGGTGTTTTGATTGTAATTAAACGCAAACGTAGGCACAGGTGAATAATCACCACCTTGCATCTTAGTTAAGGCGTTTACACCTGCTTGACGCCAAGGCTCTTGCAGTTCAATCTGCTTGTCAAACATCTGCTTTTGAATGTCCGTCGCATAGCGATTTGCTTCTGCTTGCGTATTTGCAGCCGATGTAGCCGCGTTTGCTTGCGTATTTGCAGCCCTATCCCCAGCAACCGCGTTGATAATTGCGCCAGTAATAACTCCAGCCATTATGCTTCTCCTTGTAGCGCAAGCGGTGCTTTTTTGCTTGCCAGTAATTTCAGCCTATTATCCAATAAACCACATTCAGGCACAACATATAAACGATCTTCTAACACTTCTATGTCTTGGCAATCGTCCGGATTAGCGTAAATATCTACCCAAACCACTTCTTCACCAAACACCCAACCTACACGCTGTTCCCCAGCGCAAGCGTCGAACTCTAATGGCCCTGTCAAATTAACAACCTTATCGCCTATATTAACCGCTATCGTACCTTTTTCTAACCTGACTTTGTACGCCGTTTTATGCGGCGCCCCTGTCAAAACACAGGATGGCGGCACGGTAATCTTGCGCTCGTAAACGCCAGGGTAAAACGTATGCTCTGTAACAATCTCAGCTTGGGGCATTTCCAACAACGCCGAAGTTAACGCGTTTATCTTTTCAGTAGTAACCACTAACGTAGACAAGTCAGTGCAACTGGCTATTGATGGCAATAGCTCAAATTGCACCTTTTGTTCGGTAACGGCGGCTAATTGCATATTAGACTGTAGTTCCGCTAGCATTTTTCCAAACAGTTCCGTTATACCAAATAGGAATTCCAAGTGTTGTGTCGTAATATTGCAAACCTACAACAAGCCCAGTAACAGGTCTTTGCGCTGTAGTCCCTGCGTTAATAGGATTTACATTGCTTGAAACTACAGTTGTAAATTGAACTAAATCGCCTACGTTTAACCCGTCTACAAAAGTAACGCTAGTTGAAGATGTTTCAACATAGTTGGTAGTAAGAATTTGTTTACTACCGTTTACATAAACTATTAAGCTATTACTTGCAGGTGTATAACTAACCGTAGTTAAATTAAATACGGTTTGTGATTGGGTTGCGGTTATAGTTTGTGTTTGTGTGCCATAAATTACAAAATTAGAGTTAATTCCACCAATATTGTCCCAAGTTGCAATTTGAACAGCAGCGCTTGTTTGCAAAACAAACTTGTACAAAATACTATCAGATAGCCAAATTTCACCGCTGTCTGGTACACGCCCTGCCGCGTCAAGCACGATTGGGTTAGAGTGAGCAGTAAGGCCTGAATTGGTTGTATAGATAACAGCGGGCGTAGTTGTACCAGCAGCGTAAGTATAAAGCTTACCCCCGGTCAATACATTGCCACTATTGTCAAAAAACTGGGCGGCTGCACCGCCTACAGGGGAAAGATTAACGGCCATAGATAGCTCCGGGTAGGTATTTGTTAAGCATTTTATGCTGAATCAGCATCATTGTCATTATTTGACTTCCAAAGCAATAACTTGTTCTTCTAAGTCAGTTACCTTTTTAGATAGTTCTTGGACGGCTTTAATAAGGATAGGAACAAACACGCTGTACTTAACGCTTTTTGTAGTAGTACCTAAATCAATTTCGTTGTTGTCATCGTCAAACTCAATATCTCTAGTTTCCTCGATAAGCCCAGGAAAAATAGTTTCAAGTTCTTGCGCCACTACACCAATAAGTTTGGATTTAGTTACATCGCCTTTTAGACCATAGTTAACAATACGTACTTGGTTAAGCGCTTCTAGCTTAGGTGTAGCGTCAACAATGTTTTCTTTAAGTTTAAGATCAGAAATAGCGCCGTAGCTATTATTTGTATTTTGTACGTTGCCACTTGGTAGCACTTGGTAAACAATAACGTCAGAACTATTTATGCCTTGGTATAAATTTGCGCTGCCTTTAACTGATAAACCAACATTTCCACCTGACAAAACAGACCAAATAGAACCGCTAATAGTTCCACCAACACCATTAGCAACCACCCCATCAAATACATGAGAGCCTTTATAACTTACAGCGGCGGTACTAGTAGCTTGATATTGACCAATTGTAGGTGCGCCAATTAAAGGCGTTGTAACAAGATACATTACGTTTCCGTAAATATCCCCATAAACACCATTGGTAACACCTGAAATATCAATACCATGATTCATAGTGCTGAATTGGTTATGGGCTATTGATACGCCTTGCGGTGATGAAGTGGTATTTGCCATGTAAATACCAACATCACCAGAGCCTATAAAGTTGTTATGGATAGTTGCGCCGTATAGCGCGCCGCTAAACTTAATCCATGTGCCTGTAGTATCGGCGTCGCCATGATAATTTCCAATATAAGTAAGGGCTTGAATTTCACCTTCAGCTAAGAAAGCACCTGCGCCACCAGCGTATAAAGTTTCAAAAGTACAATTTTGAATAGTCCAAACTTGACAAAATCCAGTTGAAGTATAAATGGGAGCTAATACAACTTGAAAAAAAGTTGTGTTTAAAATACTGATTGCGTTTGCGTATACACCGTGGTTCACAATACTTCTATTACCACCAATAAAAACACAATTTTGAATTAAAACAATAATGGCTTGGGTAATATCGATCGTATTGCAATTGTTTGCAGTAGTAAACGCGCAATCTCTAAAAGTAATATACGCCGCATCAAAAGCCGTGCTGTGGGAGAAATCAAAAACATACGTGTTAAATGCCGTGCTTGTTTGCTGAAAGCTTAACTTTTCAAAACAAAGACCTTGCGCTGAACGACCATCTACAATGCGAGAGCCACTTGTGGCTGCTAATTTAATAATAGAAGCGCCTGGGCTACTAGCTAATGTAGATTGCCCTAAAAGCGTAATATTTCGTACATCATTAAGGTCAATTGTAGTATTTACAAGATAAGTTCCAACAGGAAAAAACACGGTTCCACCAGTTGTTTTTATGCTGTTTATAGCTGCTTGAATATATGTTGTGCAATCGGTAGTAGCTGTACTTGTCCCAGAGGGAATAAAATCCATAACTGAAACCGTTTCTTGCAATCGTTCATTAAAAGAACGATTAATAGCGCCAGTAGGTGTTGATCCACCATTCATGCGGTCAAATTTTGGGACTAATGTTGTCATATTACATCACCTTTAAGTTGCGTTGCCCAAGGTAGATTAGTTTCTTGGGGGGTTATTTCTAGCGATTCTGCTTCAATTGCTTGAAGCCTTGCGTCTAATCCGTCTTTTAAAGCCTCTATTGTTTCTGAACCAATTTGTTCAGTTACCCAGTCAATTATCTGTTGTTCCGTAAGTTTATCAAAAGAAACGTAATTGTCGGGGTTAAAATTATCAAAAATAACAGGGAAAAAAGAACTTAGCTCTTTTCCGTTATTCTTTGCTTTTATTTCAAAACGTACCTCTTTAACAATATTTTCAATATCGTTTAAAGAATACGTTTTAATATTTGTAATAGAAGTATTAAAAGTAATCATTTTATATGCTAGTAAGCCTTTGAGTGTAAACAGTGTACGCCGCAGTACCAGCCGTTCTTTGAATAGTTGCGCTGCCATTACCGCTATTTAGCACAATAGAGTAAGTGTTTCCACCAGTACCATCAACAGTAAAACTAATGGTAGGGGACGCCGCAGAACTAGCCCACGCTGCTGTAGCTGGGTTCATATAGTTGTACCTATACGCTACACCGCCACCGCCGTTGACCATAACAGGTATGGTTGTAAGACCAATACCTTGCGCTATGTGAATTAATATATATGATTGATTAAATACACCGCTGCCACCGATAGTATTAGCCGTTCCATTGTTGTAGCTATATGAAGCAAGAATATTTAACCCAGCTGTACCAAGAGTAGGAGTTATAAACCCACCAAGCGTAGATGTTACGGTTCCTGCTATTAATAAGTTTGTGCCGTCAAAAAACAAATTAGCAGATTGATTTAAGGTTGTTGTGCCTTGACCATAAGGAATATACCCCGTTGTAAACGTAACGCCTGGGGCTTTACCATTAAATGTATTCCAATCGGTGCTAGTTAAATAACCATTTACGCTAGTTGTAGCTGCCGCCATGCTGATTGCTGGGGTAGCTCCACCGCTAGATACCACAGGGGCCGTACCACTAACAGACAACACGCCTGTATTGGCAAGTGTGATTGACCCCGCGCCATTAGTGACACTAATGCCTGTGCTTGCGGTCAAAGTGGATTTAGTAAGGGTATTCCCTGTGCTATTACCAATTAATAATTGACCATCGGTATAAGTCGATTGACCTGTACCACCCCTAATAACAGACAGCGTTCCACTAATAATCTGACTAGCGTCAATACCAATAGACGTGTTTGACGCAGCAGTTAATACGCCGTAGGCATTAACTGTAAATACACCGACTTGTGAAGCAGAACCATAAGTACCTGGCGTTACGCCTGAAGTGCCTAGTTCTAAATTAATAAAGCCCGTAGGGTAAGTAATCGCAATACTAGCGCTTGATAGTGAAGCAGGCTCAAAAACATTATTAGCATTGCCAATGATTAGTTGATGGTTGCCAATAGTGTTTAAGCCTGTACCACCTTTATCTACGGGTATTGCGCCAGTAGCTGTAAAGCCATAGATATTCCAAAAGAAACGATACCATTCGGTTGTCATTCCATTCGTATCGGGGTAAATCAAAGGGACTTTAGCCGATGGAAGAAGGGTAATGTCAGCCATTAGCTATTTGTACCGCTTAGGAATAGCTCTGCGCCCACAATAACAATTTTGTTAGGATCAGTGCCAGAAATTTCATAAATGCGGTCACGAAGCTTTGTAGTCATTCCAAGGCGGCGCCAAATAGCACGGTAGCCATACTCACCGATCTTACCCATTGAAATCCAATGTTCGCTTGACCAAGTGTGACCGCCATCATCAGACCAGCGAAGCATGACTTGAGGATCGCTACCTTGACCAGCTTCAGTGCCACCACTAGGAATATTAGCCATTGAAAAGACTAAATAATCACCGCTATTGGTAACTACATTATTAGGATAAGAAAGATTAACTTGCGTTGCAGCGAAATAAGCTACGGTTGGATCGCCAACAATGCTAGTGTTAATACCTACGCCAGACTGACAATCTAATTGAAGGGTATGTTGAGCCGTACGTTTTAAATTGTTTTGGTTAGGTGGTAATGGGCGCCATGAGCGTACCCATTTTTGGGTGTCACCATTATCAGCGTATACGTTTAAATCAAGCGCGTATAAATTGCCGTTTTCGTAATCACCAACAATAGTTTGGCTGTCAAAGTTCATTTGGCATTGACCACGATGGCGAACAAATGAACCATTTAACCAACTTGCCCGCTCATGCCATGCGCCTGTAGCTACGTCATAAACCCAAGTTTTATTAGCTGTTGGGAAATTTAAAACATAAAAAGCGTGGCCTTCTTCTTGGTATGTATACGCTACGGCATCTGTAATGTCGCCATAGCTTTGAATAGCATACTCTACAGCGTGGGTGGATATCCGTTTGCCTGTATAACCTTGATTACGATAAACGATGCCATATCCACGAGGGTCAGCACCAAGCCAAAACAAGCTGTTATCAAGCTTGGCAATAGAGAATGGGGCTACACAACCAATTTCGTTGTAAGCGCCTTGAATAGGCGCTAAAGGAAATGGTGTAGTAGCCGCGTCGTACCAAACTTCAGTTGTACCTTGCCCAAATACCCAAACTTCACGGTTATTGGCTACAACGGCTACAACTTGGTCAGGAGAGCTTTCAGCCGCAGCAAAGGCTAATGGGTCAATTTGAGTACCATCAAGAATACCTGTTACCCAAATAATTTGTGTATTTGGTTGATTAAAAGCAAAGTAACCATCAATGTAACAAACCGTTTTAGCGCCTGCAAAATCAGGGTCAGTTACTTTAGTAAACGTATTAGTAGATTCGGTGTAAACATAAGCGTCAGGATCACACGCAATAAAAATCTGTGTGCCACTATCAGCAATAGATACTGGGCCAGTACCACTAACATTACCTAATAAAGTAGCGTTGTAATTTGTATCAATCTTATAAAAACCATTGCCAGATACGACATACGCATCTAAACCCGCAGTTGTATGAGTCCAAAGCCCACGAATAGGGCCAGTGCCAATGGAAGCTAAAAAACGAAGTCCTGGGGCGCGGTTAAGAAAACCACCTGTTTGACCGCCTTCAGGGATGGCTTCAGGAAACAGATTAATCATGCGGTTATCCGCAGCGTTAACCGACCGAGCCGTATAAGCTTGTCCTAGGATGGGCGTTAGCATATTGCGTCCTTATGCAGTGTAAGATGGATACCACTTGGCAGTGGTTACATCATACACAAGCGTCAGCGCTTTGCTAACTACAGCAGTTCCTGCAAGAGCAATATTACCTGCTGCCGTCCAAGTAAAAATACCTGTAGGGATAAGGACAATTGAGCCACCGCCAGTCGAAATAGGACTTGGCGCAGTAATTGTCACAACAGCGGTTGTACCTGAAATAAAAGTAATTGGCTTAGTTGGTGCAATAGTCGTTGCTGACGCAATTGTGGGCGCGGCGGCTGTAGTAGCAATTAAACCTAAATATTTGATGTCAGTAAATGTTGGGCTACCTGTACAATTAGTTAAATCGCCGCTAGTTGGCGTACCTAAAACTGGAGTAACGAGCGTTGGGCTAGTAGCAAAAACTAAAGAACCTGTACCTGTTTCATCTGTAACAGCGGTTCTAAGGTTAGCAGAACTAGGAGTGCCTAAAAAAGTAGCAACACCTGCGCCAAAGCTAGTAATTCCTGTGCCGCCATTGGATACAGGTAAAGTACCTGTAACACCTGTTGTTAAAGGTAAACCAGTGCAATTAGTCAATACGCCTGATTGTGGAGTACCCAATAAAGGTGTAGTTAAAGCGCAATTAGTAAACAACTTGGTATTAGTCAGTTGTTTAGTGTTAGCGCCTTGCTGAATAGGGAATAAATCTCCGGCGGTTGCCGATGTAGCTACTGGTAGTTGAGATATGGTTACGTTTGACATATTTAATCCTAGTAGTTACCGGCAAAGATATTAAAGCGCTGACGCGTAGCCACAATGCTGTAAGGCAAGGACATAATATCGTCAGGGTTGTTGATTCTTTTAAGATTGCGCTTAGAAGTCATCGCAATACGAGCCACATTAGGTGGTGGCTCAACACCAAACTCATTGGCAATTTCACAAGCTAAATTGTACTTAAAGCATCTTAAATAGCCTGGCGGAAACGCCAAAGTAGTTGAAAGACTAGCTGGCTGATCTAATTCAGTAACCGAAATAAAGTGCCATTCCAATGCTTTTGTAGGCACTGGATACACATACATATCAATATCAGGAAAGTCCATATTGATCCACATAACTTGTGGATAAGTTGAAGTCACCGTTTTAACCGCAATACCATCATACTGTTGTTGGTTAATGATTTTAATACCAAAAGAAATACCGTTAGTCGGATCTTTAAAATAAGTTGAATCATCTAACAAAACAGGGCGATTACCTACAAAATTACCTGTTGGGCCTAAAGTTCTATGAATTTGATTAGGTGTCCAAGTAAAAATTTGATCTTGGGTAGAAAAAATAGAAAGACGTTCAGTATTCCACGAATCAATCATTTGATTCAAAGCGGCGAGCGCATCTTGAGCAGTAGCAGCAGAAGGTGTTTCGCCTTCGGCGAGCATCCCGATTAAGCGTAATGCTCCGTTTATTTGGTCGGCGGCTGTAGTGGCCATAACAACTCCTTACTCTGCGGTTTTACGACGTCTTTTTACATCTAGTGTATTAACAGGAGCCGCAATCACTTCTTCTACAGCTTCTTCTACGACTTCTGGTTGCGTGTCCAATTCGTAGCGTTTCCATCCTTGTGCTTCGTCATGCTCTGCTTCGGCTTCCATTGTAGCAACTTTAGTACCGTGGTCAGGATGTTTTAAATAAATTATAGGCATGATTTTTTTTATTTAGATAGGGGGACAAGCCCCCTATTTATTATGATGCGCCGTGAATAATAGCAAAATTGATAATAACGGCTTCAGAATATGAAGTAGAAGCAGTTAAATTACGCAATGAAATCAAAGCAGTACCAGCAGACAAATAAGAAACATAAGTAGTGTAAGCACCTGCAGCACTACCAGTAGTATTACTAGATACGCATACAACGATTGTGTCATTGGTGGAAATCAAGCTATTAGTTAGTACAAAAGATGCTACAGCACCGCCAGCTAAAGCTGCGTTGTTCATTGTGATACGACCAGCAGATTTGTTTAGAGTTACCCCAGTAGACTTATCTGTTGCTTGTGTCACAGTGCCTTGTGCAGCCGCTGAATAGCCAATTTCTTGACTTGCGTAACAAGTAGTAAATTCGGGATCGCTATATGCGACACCAGTTGCTTGTGTATTTGGCATAATTTTTCCTTAGTAAACCCGCCCCGAAGGGCGGGATAATACATTAACCAGCGATACGATAGAAAACGTAAGTTGCTACGTCTGTCTTACGAACGCGCCATTGGCAAGCTGTGTTTGCTGAAACGGCTGCTACACCAACTAATGTACAACCAGTATTAGCTGTTACAGTAGCGGCGTTTGTGCCACCAGTATTAATGATAAAAAAGTCAAACGCACTATTTACCTTCATGCTAGTAAAAGCTGCATCCAAGTCAGTACCCAAAGGAACTGTCAAGTTTGAAGCTGTACCGTTGTAGTTAATAATGCCTGTTGCTAATTCAGCAGCAGTTAAAGTTGCTGCGGCTGCTTTAGCTGTAGGAGCTACTTGCGTAGACATATTAATTTCTGTTAAGTTACCGTCGCCTAGTTGATAACCACCTGCTCCATTTGGAAGTGCCATGATATTGATTCCTTAAAAAATAAGTTTAAGAACTCCCGCTTGCGCGGGAGCAATTAGATTAGCCAAAAAT